CTTCGAGCATAAATAGTTTCGGTAAACGTCCGCAAACATCCGCAAACGTAGGCACTCCGCTTCGTCTTTTCGCTTTACACGCTCCGGGTTTTTACCTTAGGCTTTGAATCACTGTGATCCTCTGCTCGCGATTTGTCCGTTCGATGTCTCATGCGTAAAGAAAGACCAATCCAAAACGACGGAGCGGCGGCGTGACTGAGCCGATCCACACGAACGCGGAACTCCGCGCGGCGCTGGACACGGCGGCGCTCACGCGCCTGTTCATGTTTTGCGAGGAGGGCATGGTTTTGTTTCCGCCGGACGGTCTGGAGGGCATCCGCCTGTTCGACGAGGAGGCGGCGGCGCACGCATGAGCGAGCCGGAAAAACGGTCCTACAACGCGGCCGATCCCGAACAGGTCAAGGGCCGCAAGCGCAAAGAGGAGCGCGAGCGGCTCCGCCGCGAGGACGCCGAGCGCTTCGTCATGAGCGACGCGCGCGGGCGCTATTTCGTCTGGAACCTGCTCGAAGCGGCGGGACTTTTCCGCGTGAGCTTCACCGGCAACAGCGAGACCTTCTTCAACGAGGGGAAGCGCTCGCTCGGCTTGCAGCTGATCGCGGAGCTCGAGGAGAAAACCCCGCGGGATTTTTTAACCATGTGGCAGGAGCGCTTGAGCGAGAAGGCAAGGCCCGAAGCCGCGCCGGCGCCCGCCAGAGAAGAGGAGCGAAACCATGACTGATCCGAATGCGGTTGCGGCTACAACGACCAATGACGCCGCCGCCGCGACGGGAAGCGCCGACCCGAGCAGCAGCGACGCGGCTTTCGCCGCCGCGCGGGACGGCGAGGAGAAAAACCGGGCCGATGCCGACAACGCGGCCGCCGACAAGCAGACCGATACCAAGGATGCGAAGGCGGGCGAGGTGCCGGAAAAATACCATCTCAAGCTGCCGGACGGCGTCCTCATCGACGAGCCGATGATGACGGAGTTCACGGCCTGGGCGAAGGACAACAAGCTCACCAATGCCGAGGCGCAGCGCGCCGCCGAGATGCATTTGAAGGCGGTCGGCGTTTTCGCGTCGCGGCAGTCGGCGGAGCTGGCGGCCCAGCAGCGGGCGTGGGTCGACGAGATCAGGAACGACAGGGAAGTCGGCGGCGCCAAGATCGACGAGACAGTCGCCGCGGCGCGCAAGGTTCTCGACGTGTTCGGCACGCCTCAAGAGGTAGCCCGATTAAAGGCCGACCTCCAGAGGACCGGCATGGGGAACCATCCGATTCTCATCAAGGGGTTCAGGCTGTTCGCGCAGTTCGTGGGCGACGACAAGGTGATCATCGGAGCGCCGAAGCCGTCAGGCCCGAAAGATCCCGTGAGCGTGCTCTACGGAAATAATTCCAAGTGAGCATTCACACGGCCAAGATCCTCCGGCGGCATCTTCTCGGCATGGCCGCCGCGCTCCAGGAAGAGATCGAAAAAGAGGAGCGCGAAAAAAAATCGGCCGAGAAGCGCGACCCCGCGCAAAAAGAAGAAGCCGAATCGTCCGCGCGTTCGCTGTAAAAAGCCACCGCTCCGGACGCACACGTTCAACCTTCCATAGGCACCCCGCCGTTTGCGGGCTCCCTGGACAAAAAGGAGCTTACAAATGGCTACAATCGGCGGCGATGTTTTAACCCTTCTCGATTTCGCAAAGCGCCTCGACCCGGACGGCAAGGTGCCGACGATCGTCGAGCTGCTCAATCAAACCAACGAAGTTTTGACCGACATGCTCTGGAAGGAAGGCAACCTTCCGACCGGGCACCGCACCACCGTGCGCACCGGCCTGCCGGCGGTCGCGTGGCGCCTGCTCAACAACGGCGTGGCGCCGACGAAGAGCACGACCGCGCAGATCGACGAGGCCTGCGGCATGCTGGAGGCGTACAGCGAGGTCGACAAGGACCTCGCGGAGCTGAACGGCAACGTCGGCGCGTTCCGCCTCTCCGAGGCGCAGGCGTTCCTCGAGGCGATGAACCAGGAGATGGCCTCGAAGCTCTTCTACGGCAACTCGGCGGCCGATCCCAAGACGCCGCTCGGCCTCGCGCCGCGCTACAACGACCTCACGACCGCGCAGAACAAGGTCAACATCATCGACGCCGGCGGCACGCAGACCGACAACACGTCGATCTGGCTCGTCACGTGGGGCGATCTCACGTTCCACGGCATCTTCCCCAAGGGCTCGAAGGCCGGCCTCGTCCACGAGGACCTCGGCGTCGATACGATCATCGACGCGAACGGCGGCCGCTTCCAGGCCTACCGCGACCACTTCCAGTGGAAGAGCGGCTTCGCGCTGCGCGACTGGCGCTACGTCGTGCGCATCGCGAACATCGACGTGTCGAACCTCGTGACCGAATCCAGCGCCGCGGACGTCATCAAGCTGATGATCAAGGCGCTGGATAAAATCCCGAACCCCGGCATGGGCCGCCAGGTGTTCTACCTGAACCGGACGGTCTACACGATGCTCAAGATCCAGGCGCTCGCGAAATCGAATTCCGCCGTGACCGTCGAGCCGGCCGCGACGCAGTTCGAGACGAAGTTCTTCGGCGTGCCGATCCGCAAGGTCGACGCGCTGCTCACGACCGAGGCGCGGGTGGTCTAAGGCGCAACATCAACTCTCAACCTCCAGCAAAGGAGTCAATCATGATTCTCGACAGCAAAAATCTTTTCTCCGATCAGCAGGCGATTACCGTCACCGCGCGATCGACCAACGTCGTCGATACGACGGCGGTCGCGCGCGACATCGGCGTCGGCGAGCAGCTCTTCGTCGCGATCACTTGCTCGCAGACCTTCACCTTGAACACAGGCACCCCGACCCTCACGATCACGATCGAGACCGACGACAACCCCGGCTTCTCGTCGACCGCGGTCATCTCTTCGAACCCGGCGATCGCCCTTGCGGCGCTCACGGCCAACATGGAGCCGCTCTATCTCCCGATTCAGCCGGGAGCGTGGGAGCGCTACCTGAGCGTGAACTACACCGTCGCGGGCGGCTCGTTCACGCTGGGCAAGCTGACCGCGGCGCTGGTGAAGAGCATCCAGCGGAGCAAGGCGTATCCCGGCAACTTCGTGACGGCGTAACCTGACGCGGGCCGAAGCGGGGGCGGGGAGACGGACCCCCCGCCCCCGTTCCCCGGCAGAGGAGGAACGCATGGCAAAGTTCAAGGTTCTCGAACGCGCCTACATCAACGACCGGCTCGTCGAAGCGGGCGAGACGGTCGAATACGACGGCCCGCCCGGCAAGGCGCTGGAAGAAATCAAAGCCGAGAATAAATCGGCGGCGCGGAAAAAAAAGTAAAAGGCGGGCGGCAACATGGCGACCGACAAAGTGCAAATCTGCAACATGGCGCTGGCGCGGATCGGCGTCTCGCAGTTCATCGCCAACCTCGACACCGAGAAAAGCAACGAGGCGATCAACTGCAACCTCTTCTACGACCAGGCGGTGGACTTCGCGCTGCGCGACTTCGACTGGAATTTCTCGCGGCGCATCGTCGCGCTCTCGCTCGCCGCCGGCGACGCCGCGCCGAACTGGACGTATAAATACGGCTACCCGGGAGACTGCCTGTTCGCCCGCGCCGTCGTGCCGCTCGGGCTCAGATTCCCGCGCGCGGACCAGCGCGTGCCGTTCGAGGTGGCGAGCGACGGCGCGCAGGTCGTCATCTACAGCGACGAGCCCGATGCGGTGCTGCGCTACACGGCGCGCGTGCAGAACCCCGCCTTCTTCGACGCGCAGTTCGTCAGCGCGGTCGCGTATCTTTTGGGCAGCGAGATCGCCATCCCGCTTTCGCTCAAGCCCGACATCGCCAAGAACGCCCGCGACGGCTACGCGCTCACCGTGTCGCGCGCCGCGGCGAACAACCTGCGCGAGAGCGAGCCGGGGCAGCCGCCGGACCCGGAGATCGTCGCCGTGAGGAACGGGTAAAGTGGCGAGCGTCCTGCAGCCGTCGTTCTCCGGCGGCGAAATCGCGCCGGCCGCCTACGGCCGCGTCGATCTGGCGCGCTACCAGACCTCGCTCAAGACCTGCCGCAACATGCTGGTGCGCGCGACCGGCGGCGTGGTCAACCGCGCGGGGACGAAGCTCGTCGGCGCGTGCCGGCAGGATTCGAAGACGCGGCAGATCCCGTTCATCTTCAACACGCTCCAGGCCTACGCGCTGCAATTCACCAATCTCAAGATGCGCGTGGTGATGAACGGCGGCCTGGTGCTCGAAGCGGGCAAGGCGATCAGCGCGACGACGAACGCGACTCCCGTCGTCGTCACGTCGAACGCGCACGGCTACGCCAACGACGACGAGGTCTTCATTGCCGGCACGGGCATCGCCGCCCTCGACAATCGCACATGGATCGTGGCGAACAAGACATCGAACACTTTCGAGCTGGCCGGCTCGACGGCGCCGGGCTCGACTTCCGCGACCGGAACCGTCGCGCGCCTCTTCGAGCTCGCGACGTCGTATCTCGAAGCCGACCTGCCGGGGCTCAGATACGCCCAGCTCGCCGACGTCATGACGCTCACGCATCCGAACTACCGGCCGAAGCAGCTCTCGCGCACGGGTCACGCCGCCTGGACGCTCACGGATTTCGATTTCAAGGAGGGTCCGTTCCAGGAGATCAACGTCGATAAAACGAAAGCGCTTTATACCAATGGCGAGCTGGTGAACGCGAGCATCGCGATCCAGGCGTCGAACAATATTTTCGACGCCGCTCACGTCGGCATGCTCATCTACATCGAGCAAAAGGATTTCGGCAAGCCCTGGGAAGTCGGAAAATCGGTCAGCAAGGGCGACATCCGGCGCGCGGACGGCAAATACTACAAGGCGCTGAACGCCGCCACGACCGGGACGCTGCGCCCTTCGGTGAGTAGCCCCGGCGACACGGAGAGCGACGGCGCGGTCACCTGGCAATTCCTTCATTCCGGCTACGGCATCGCCACGATCACCGGTTTTACCAGCGCGACTCTGGTCACGGCGACGATTCTCAACCGCCTGCCGACCGACGTGGTGGGCGGCACGGCGAAATCGGTTACGGGCGCCGTGAACAACGGCTCGGGTCTGATTCGCATCACCTGCGCGTCGCACGGTTTTGCCGACGACGATTCGATCATGATCTACGGCGTCAACGGCACCGTCGAAGCCAACGGCATCTGGAGCATCGACGTCATCAGCGCTAGCCAATTCGACCTGCGCGACTCCAAGTTCACGAATGTCTTTTCTACGCCGAACGGCAGCGCGATTAAAGGCGCGACCTACAAATGGGCGCTCGGCGCGTGGGGCGGCGATCAGGGCTGGCCGACCGCCGTCGCGTTTCACCAACAGCGGCAATGTTTCGCCGCGACGACGAAGCAGCCGCAAAAAGGCTGGATGTCGGGCACGAACGCCTACAACTTCTTCGGCAAATCGACGCCGATCAAAAACGACGACGCCGTTTCCTTCCGGATCGCGGGCAACCAGGTGAACGTGATCCGCCATCTCGCGGCGCTCGACAAGCTGATCGTCCTCACGCAGGGCAGCGAGCAGGTGATCTTCGGCGGCGACAACGACGCGATCGCGCCGTCGGCGATCTTCA